TGGAGGTCTACGCTCCGCACATACCAGTGTACATAAGCTGCAATACGCCTAAATGTTTTGGTAAGCACATAAAGATGATTCCGAATATGGAGTCTAACTTTGGTGATGCCTACAATGTAGCTACAGACTATGCGTTTGCTCAGGGATATGATTCTGTGATCCTGGCTAATGATGATGTAGTACCTACACCTAGCACTATTACTAAAATGGCAGTAGATTGGGATTTGCTCAAGAACGCAGGGTATAAGGTTGGTTTCTTGGGTACTAGGTCTGACTTTGTATTGCCTGAGCAGAATATACGTTATCCTATTGTCGATGATGACTTTGTAGGTTTACGCTATCGCAGCGAGGGATTTATAAAGAAGGCACAGACTATTGCGCCTATCTTTGCGTCAGTCTCTAAGCAAGCATGGAAGGCAGCTAAGTTTCCAAGCGTAAACTGGTATTCTGATAACATTATCTGCGATGACATGACTAAGGCTGGATTCACTCATTGGGTGAGTAGAGGCTATGTACATCACGCAGGCAGTCAGACAGTAGGCAATGACTTTGCCAAATGTCATGAGGATAGTAGGGCATGGATACGGCAGAATAGGCCAGATGTGTACGATACGTATTATTAAGCATGACACCTGAAAGGTAATGCAAAAATGGAAACAGAAATCACCAAAGTGCAGGAAGATGCACGAATAGCTAATCTTACTAACATGGGTAAGGGTAGGACTAAGGGAGTACCTAACAAGTCAACGCAGATAGTTAGGGAAGCCATTGCTAATCTACTAGAGCGCAATGCTCCGAACATGGATAGATGGCTTAATGAAGTAGCGCAAGAAGATCCGTATAAGGCACTAGACTTGATGAACAAGCTCAGTGAGTACCATATACCTAAGCTGGCTAGGACAGAGGTAACAGGCGCAGACGGTGGAGCGCAACAGCACGTGGTCACATGGCAGAAGTAATGTTTGATGACTTAGGGCATTTTAAGGATTGGTGGCTTGCGAACAGGCCAATAAACACGCCACTGACTAATTCATTGATTTGTATTGCTGAAACGCATGGTGTTGTTTTGTACCGCCAAGATAACTACCAGGTTGAGATGTTCTTGGTTAAACCAAACTCAGAGATTGAGCCACATATCCATCCAAACGTAGACTCGTTTGAGGTCTTTATTGGTGGAACAATTGATTTTATGTGTAATGGTCAATGGTTTGCTCAGAATAATATTGGAGATGCTATTCGCGTTTATCCGAACAGTTGGCATGGCGGTAAGTTTGGCGATCTTGGTGGATGCTTCCTGTCAGTTCAAAAATGGCTAAACAATGTAGAGCCTAAGTTTGTTGGCGATGATTGGGTAGATACGAGAAAAACTGGATCGTACAAAGAAAACAGAGAGCCACATGACGCAAATAGTCATCCCGTACCAGCCTAGAGCGCCTCAGTTACAGATGCATGAGGCTATGGATGGAACTAGGTTCTGCGTAGTTGTAGCGCATAGACGCATGGGCAAGACTGTAGCGGCTATCAATCATCTCATCAAGTCTGCTATCGAGTGCGACAAGGATGAGCCTAGATTTGCTTACATTGCGCCTACTTACGGACAGGCAAAGAGAGTAGCTTGGGATTACCTAACTAAGTTTACGAGGCCACTAAATGCAACTCACAACATTTCTGAACTCAGGGCTGACTTTTGGGGACGCCGCATTAGTCTTTATGGTAGCGACAATCCTGATAGCTTGCGTGGTCAGTACTTCGATGGAGTTATTCTTGATGAGATCGGAGACCAAGACCCGAAGATATGGAATGAGATTATCCGTCCAGCTCTTGCTGATCGTCTTGGCTGGTGTATGTTCGTGGGTACTCCTAAGGGGCGAAACCACTTTGCTGACCTGAGAGATAGAGCCGACGATGCGGATGATTGGAAGCTGCTAGAGTTTAAGGCCAGCGAGACCAAGATTCTAGTGGAGTCCGAGCTTGATTCAGCCCGTAAAGAAATGGGTGAGGACAAGTACAACCAAGAGTTTGAATGTTCATTTAACGCTGCGGTAGAGGGTAGCTACTATGGTCAGATCATCAATTCTATCGAAGAAAAAGGCCATGTTACCCGTATTGAGCGCGATGATCTTTGTCGGTCTTTTGTTGCTTGGGACTTGGGTATGGGCGATTCTACTTGTCTGTGGGTGGCTCAACTGGTTGGCAAAGAGGTGCGGCTTATTGACTGCGTCGAGAACCACGGACAAGGTCTGGACTGGTATGTACGCTGGCTGCAAGACAATGACTATGCGAGGTGGGAGCAGTTCTTACCGCATGACGTTGAGGTTAGGGAACTTGGAACGGGAAGGTCTCGCAAAGAAGTACTCATGGAAGCAGGATTAAATATAACTGTTGCGCCTAGATTGTCGGTTGCTGACGGTATTCAGGCTGTCAGGCGCTTGTTTCCGCGCTGCTGGTTTGACCCAAAGACTAAGCCTGGCCTTGATGCTTTGCGTAACTATCGACGCGAGCATGACGAGAAGCGCAATGTATTCTATGAGAAACCTTTGCATGATTGGTCATCACACTACGCAGATAGCTTCAGATACCTAGCGATTTCGCTTGACGAAGGTACTGATTCGTGGTCATCAAAGTTGCCAAATAACGTGCAATGGGTTGTATAATTGGAAAAATTCTAGGGGTAACTTATGCAGTCTGAAGAAATTAAAGCGATTGTCGAGGCAGAGATTGATAACTCCATTGGCTTTATTGACTCTGAGACTACAGACCAGCGTCAGAAGGCGCTAGAGTATTACCTGCGTGATCCGTATGGCAATGAGCAAGAAGGTCGTAGCCAGATTGTTACTGGCGAGGTGGCTGAAGCTATTGATGGTGCATTGCCACAACTAATTCGTGTATTCACTACTACCGAAGATATTGTCTTGTTTGAGCCGCAATCTGCTGGCGATGAGGATGCTGCTAGACAGGCAACTCAGTATTGCAATTGGGTATTCTATCGGGACAATCCTGGATTCATAATCCTGCATAACTGGTTTAAAGACGCGTTAATGCAAAAGGTAGGCGTTGTTAAAGCCTATTGGGATGCTAAAGAGGACATCACTAAGGAATCCTACAAGAACCTTACAGATGATGAACTTGCTTTATTGCTATCAGACGAATCGCTAGAGATCGTCAAGCAGAAGTCTGAAGTCGTTGATATGTCCGGTATGCCTATCATGCTGCACAATGTGACGATCAAGAAGGTCAAGAATACAGGCCAGGTGGTTATCGAGAATATTCCACCAGAAGAATTCCTAATTAGCAAGAACGCTAAGTCTATTGCTGACTCCCCATTTACAGCGCATCGTCGCTTGGTTCCACGGTCTGAGCTTATTGCAATGGGTTACGATAAAGACATTATTGATAACCTACCGACTTACGATGACCTGACATTCTCTCCTGAACGCCTTGCTCGATTTGATAATGGCGAGCAACCGGATGACGAGAGCCTTGACCCGTCAATGCAGCGTCTTGAGGTCTATGAGTGCTATATCTACCTAGACGTTAATGATGATGGCATTGCAGAGCTGCGTCGTATTGTCTATTGCGGTAGTGAGCTTCTTAGCGATGAAGAAACAGACGTAATACCATTTCATGCTATCTGTCCTATTCCTATTCCTCACAAGTTCTTTGGTCAATCACTTGCTGATCGCACTATGGACATCCAGTTAATCAAGTCTACGGTCACCCGTCAGATGCTTGATAACATTTACTTAACAAACAATGCTCGAATGGGTGCGGTTGATGGTCAGGTAAACATTGACGATCTGCTAAACGCTACGCCTGGCGGTGTGATTCGTATGAAGAATCCTAATGCCATTATTCCTATTCAAGTGCCTAGCGTTACGGCTCAAGCCTTTCCAATTCTGGAATACATGGATACGGTACAAGCTAAGCGGACAGGTGTATCTGACGCGCAACAAGGCTTGAATCCTGACATTCTGAGTAATGTAACGGCTGCTGCGGTAGCTGCAATGACACAGGCCAGCACTGGCAAGCTAGAGCTGATTGCTCGTATCTTTGCTGAGACAGGCGTTAAGTCGCTGTTCCAAGGGATTCTTGGGCTGGTCGGTAAGTATCAAGACAAGCCAAGGATGCTGCGTATTGCTGGCAAGTATGTGCCGTTTGACCCGCGTAGTTGGGCTAATCAGTTTGACGTATCTATTAATGTTGGCCTTGGCTCCGGTAATCGTGAGCAGCAATTGGCTATGTTGCAGATGGTTCTACAAAAGCAAGAGCAGGTATTGCAGCAGTATGGCCCAGGCAATCCATTGGTGACGGTTGGTCAGTACCGCAACACGTTGGCTAAGTTCATTGAGGCTGCTGGCTTTAAGGATGCTGATCAGTTCATGAACCAGATCACGCCTGAGATTGAGGCACAACTGGCTGCACCTAAACCACCACCACCTGATTCTCAGGCTGAGTTTGCCAAGATGATGGCGCAGGTTGAGCAGGAAAAGGCGCAGGTAGCCCGTGAGAAGAATCAAGCAATGTCGCAGATTGATGCGGCTAAGTTGCAGCTAGACCGTCAAAACCTTGAGGCTAGCTACGCTCAGAAGGGTGTTGAGATGGCTATGAAGAACCAGAAAGACCAACAAGAATTGAAGCTGAAAGAGGCTGAGTTAGCTGTTAAGCAACTGCAAGCTATCCTGGCTATGGACATTGCTGACGAAGATAGCCGTACACGACAGGCTGACATTGTTCTTAAAGCAATTAAAGAGATTGGAAACATTACACGATGAACAAAGCAGATTGGGCTAATAACCTGACACTTGATCCTAACTGGCAAGAGCTTATATCAGAACTGAGATCAACAGAGTTAGCTAAGTTTACTAATAGCGATTATCTCGATGTAGAGGCCAGAGAACAGGCTTATATTCGATTGAGAACGATAGAGAGTATTACCGACTACTTGGAAGGCTTGAAGGCTCAGAAAGCTATTGACAAGAAGCGTTGGAAGATTTTGTAGTCTGTCATGGCAGTTCCATGTAAAATTAAGGAAATAACAACATGAGCGAAACGACTAGCGCGACACCGGAATCCGGTAGCGGAGAGTTGACAGTAAACGATGCGGCTAACGCTTTCATGGGTTTAATGGGTAGTGACGAAGGCTCCGACGAAGGACAACCAGAAGCACAGGCTCAATCCGATGAGGACGAAAGCGAAGAACCAGAGGAAGAATCTAGCGATGATTCTGAAGGTGAAGAACAGGAAGATAGCGAACAAGAAGAACAGGAACGTACCTACCGCGTGAAAGCTGCGGGTGAAGAAAAGGACGTTACCCTAGACGAGCTTGTTAAGAATTATCAACTTGGCGCTGACTATACGAAAAAATCGCAAGCTGTAGCTGAAGATCGTAAGGCTATTCAGGCCGAATACCACGCGATTCAAGAGGCGAAGCAACTGAGAGATCAGTATGCACAGCAACTCCAGGTGATTGAGCAGATGCTTTCACGTGGGGAAGAACCAGAGAATCTTGACTACTTGAAGGAAACCGATCCAATCGGTTACGCCGTTAAGGTAGCGGAACTCTCACAGAAGGAGAAACAACTTTCTCAAGTACGCGCTCAACAGAATCAAATTAGAGCGCAACAAGAGCAAGACAGGCAGCAATGGATGTCTAACCTAGTCCGGCAAGAATCGGAGAAGTTAGCAACTGTGCTACCTGATTATGTTGATCCTGAAAAGGGTGAGTCACTGAGAAAGTCAGTGCGCTCATACGGTAAAGAGTTAGGATTTTCAGATGAAGAATTGGCAAGCGTTGTTGATTCTCGTCACGTTATTACGTTATACAAGGCTATGCAGTACGACAAGCTACAAGCGTCGAAGCCTGGTATCAATAAGAAACTAGCTGAAGCCCCGAAAGTTATGAAGTCGGGAGTCTCGCAGTCTCGAGATACTAATAACGAGCAGTATAAGAAACAGAAAGCTAAGGCTAGGTCTACCGGAAGGGTAGCTGACGCTGCGGCACTATTTGAACGGTTTATTTAAAGGAAATTATCATGCCTACATATCAAACATTTACCGCTATCGGTATGCGCGAGGACTTGTCCGACATCATCTATAACATCTCGCCTACTGAGACCCCAATCATGTCGTCGATTGGCCGCACCAAAGCTACCGCTGTTTATCATGAGTGGCAGACTGACTCGCTGGCCGCTGCTACCACTGCTAATGCCGCAGTCGAGGGCGCAGATGCAACGTCTGCGACGATGGCTCCTACGACCCGCGTTGGTAACTATACGCAGATCGTGCAAAAGACTGTCCAAGTTTCCGGCACTCTGGAGACTGTCAACAAAGCA